TAGTAATATCAAACTTCAACTCTTCAACATCAGTGACAGGAGTATGAACAACACGCTCCATATCAATACCAAATGATTCAAAGTATGCTTGTGGTGTACCAAAGGCTGAGTCATAAAATAAGATTACTGCATCATTGTAATTCTATTGATATGCAGCAGCCAGTAGCAGAGCGAATGCTGACTTAAAGTGTTTAGATGGACCAGCAAGCATCAGCAGCCCTGGTACCAAGCCACCATCGATACGACCCGATAGCGCAACGTTAATCATTGGCACAGGAGTGGGTGCCATGTCTTTCTTACCAAATACCTTCGATTCAGTAATAATGGATGTGAGTTTAATGGTAGAGTTTTTAGTAAGTTTTTCAAGTATAGACATATTCACCTCAATAAGATTACAACAACAAGATATAAAACAAAAACCATAAAAAAGAATGCAACACGTTTGTATCTTTTACTCAAACTTATTATTTTTGCGCCAATGAAAAAGATTGCATAGATAAAAACTGGTATACAAAAAAATAATAAAATGCCAAAAACTATACCAAATAAAGTTTGCCATTCCATTCTATTCCCTTCTAGTAGTTTATATTATATTACTAATAGATTGAAATGTCAATCTTTTTTATTCACATTCCCAAATGTTCCATTTTCACGAAGTGCTTTTTCGTTTTTTTCTTTACGAATATCTGTAATAGAACCATAATTGGAACTTGTATTTGCTACAGATTTCTTTCGTTTTCTTTTTTCTTTGTCAGGTTCAAGTTCCTCGCTCCACTCTACAGTGTTTTCGGGATCTTCATTTTGAATAAAAAACTCTGGCTGTGATTCGTCGGTCTCTACTTTAATTTCATTCCATTCATCATCAACATTATTTACGTTGACCGCCGTCTTGATTGATTTTGGTTTGTGAAGACTCATATTTGCAGCAATCAAAAGGAGAACAGCAAGAGGATCGAATACGAAAATAATAGTTAGAATGACCCATCTCACCGCATCTTCCATAATTGTTTTTGGATCATCTACGAATAGTGCAGCAATGTATTTGATTGGTCCAACTTCTGCTTCAAAGCCTAGTTGTTGTTTCTCCAGACCAACTCTCTCCATTCTGAATTTGGATATATTCTCTGATGATGAATCAATGATTCCTCGTAGTTCATCTCGTTCAGCTTTTTGCGACTTTCGTACGGCAATTGCTCCATCTTCTCCACGGATACGGTCATACTCTGTGAGCGTCTGGACTGCCGAATCGAGTTGCGAGATAACTTTGTTGGCATCATCTATTATCCTTTGTTCTCTATCAATACGAGATTGAATAGTTGAAATTTCTAAAGAATTGTCACCTGTAACAATCATCTGGTCGATATGCGCTTTTGATAAGAATCCATAGATTCCCATTGATGTAATAAACATTAAAACAACAACCGCTGATGTCAAATACCAGCGTAAAACTCTTGGAGCAGTTTGCCAGTTATGATATAGCCATGATGCTGTTACAAGTTTACCGACTTCAAGTACACCACCCATAATAGCAATAGCAACTGCGGCTGATGAAAAGATTGCCATTAAACCGACAATCGAATACCATGCAGCAACACCAGAAATAGCGAGTGCTATTAATAGAGTAAGAATTCCCATGTTAACCTCGTGTAAGCGCCAAGACTTTATCAATCGTAGCTTGAACTTGTGGAGCACGATTTGGCCAGTGTATATACTCTTTGTCTGAAGTCTTCATCAGATTAACAAGAAGCGGCATGATAATTTTTTCAAGTTCAGTAACTTTTCCAGCAACTTCATCTTGAGCCTGTGCAATAGCAAGTTGAACATCATCAGACTCTTCTGCTTGTCGGCGCTGAAGTAGTAAGTCAATTTTGTCTTCAAGTGGAGCAAGTGAATTCAATACGATTCGATTGATATCATTCTCATCAATAGAAGGCGGTGTGCTTTCTGCCTCTGCTTGATTGAATTTAAACTCCGCTTCGTCAACGGCACTAAAGCCGAAGTCAACGTTTGAATATTCTGCTGGGATATTACTCATCCAAAAAAGTCCTCCAGTGTGTTTTGCTTCTCAGATGACCAACCAATCTCTTTGAGAATATTATTCATTGGTTCTACATATGACTTGTCAAACTGCATGTCATAGTCAATGTATTTCTCAAGATTCAATTCAACTGGCATGATATCAGGAAAAGCAAAAACGTTTTCTCGAATCGGATTTGGTACTTTCATATAGAAGAACTTAATCTTTTCACCGTTATTGATAATCCGATACTTCTTATCCAGTTTATTATTTATTATCGTGCGATTATATAGAATTGATGCACGAACATGAATAGGAGTACCTTTAGTATATCCATCAACACTACGGTCGTCTTGATACTTACCAACATCAGATACACCACGAGGAAACGCAACGTCTTCAACAGGAAGTTTACGAAACGCAACACGAGCATCAGCAATAAACTTTTGAACAGCAGTTTCATCTTCATTCATAATCACATCAAGTGTTTTCTCAATCAACTTACGACAAACTTGTGGAGTAGATGAACGAACAGATTCAATGCCAGTAATCTTCATCTTTGGTTTTGCATACTGAACGCCTTCGCTATTCAATACGTTAGCAATGTATCGTTTCTTACCAGTGATAATCATTTTACTCGCAATGATTTCTCGTTTCATAACCATGCGCTGTTCATATGCATTGACAAGAGTTTGAAGTTTGCCATAGCATTCATCAAGCAATGGTTCAATCTTTTGTTCTGCTACCTTGTCAACAAACGCTGAGATTTTATTGTCATCTGCATTAGGCATTGTCTTCTCAACAAGATCATCGAGGCAAACATAGATACTGTCAGTATCACTCGCCAGAATGTAATCTTTATTTGTTTTCAAAATATTCTGAAGATAGGCATTGACAGTATTTGCTGCCCAACGAACAGACAACTGACCAGAGATGGTAATTGCTTCTGCCATGCGAATATCATAGTAACGAAAGTGAACATTACTCAATGCACCATAGAGAGAGTTCATGAGGATTTTGATTGCCATCTGCTGATTGTCATAGGTACTGATACGTTTTTCAATTTCATATCTTTTAAATTTGTCAGATTTGTCCATATCTTCAAGTTCTTGTTTTGCCTGAAGCATATCTTTCTTAATCTGAGAACGTTCAGCATATAACTTATCAATGATGCTTGGGAACACACCCTTCTTTTGATTTGAAAACAATTGACCAGTAGCAGTCATGCCATGATTTTCTGGAATATCAAACTGAGTTTCTTTCAATAATGAATCAACATTTGCTCCGGGCATAATACCATTGACAATCGTTTCTGGACTCATATTATATTGCATAATCAAATGTGGATAGAGACTGTTGAGGTCAAAAGAACATACCCACTTGTGCATACCCTTGATTGGATCTTTGACATAAGCGCCTTCGATGCTTCGGTCATTCATTACTGGTTTCTGTTCAGTAAGAACGATGTTCTGCTTCTGAAGGATGTTATAGATGTATGTATCCCATATCTTTGTTGAACCAAAAGCCACGTCATAGTTTACATTTGCTTTATGAGCCAAAGTCATACACAGAGAAATCAGACCCATCTTATCATCAAGACGTTCTACCAACTGAACATCTTTGATGTTGTAGTCAATAAACTTCTGATGGTCTTTCGTGTAGAGTTCGTTGAGAGACGCAAATTCAGAGTAGTCAATCTTCTTCTCACCAAGAATCACACTCGCAACATGATTGAGCGAATAAGATTCCATGGTAACGTATGTGAACTTTTTAAACAATCGCATATAGTCAAGTTGCGACATACCAGAAATACTGAATGAAATCTCGCCAGTATACTTGTCGGTTCTCATTGAAGGCACGAGACGATTAATTGAGTATCGCTTCGTTTCTTCTTCGCCGAACAATCTTGTTGTACGATTGATAAGATATGGAATATCAAACCCTTCAGAGTTCCAACCAGTGACAACATCTGGATAGTTCATCTGCCAGAATGCAAGAAATTTTGTCATCAAGGCATGTTCGTCTTTGCATTGAATATAGTCAATCTTGATATCGTTTATCATACATTTTGAAGAATCATACTCGCCGATGCCCCACGTATGATAGATGTGATCTACATTGTTCTTAACCGTAATCGCAGTAATAGGGAATGCCGCATCTTTAGGGTGAGGAAAGCCTTGGTCAGATTCAACTTCGATATCAATGAATGTGACATTGAGGATTGATCTGTCAAACTCGCAGCCGTTTGGAAACTTCTTGTTAATGAACTGAGCAACATAGTCAGTATTACCATAGACATTGAAGTTGGATGCAGTATGAGTTTCAATGAACTCTTTACATTCTCGCATTGAACCAGGTTGAATGGCATCGACGTTAGTGCCATCAAGAGTTCGATACTTTGATGGTTTGTTGGTTGCGAGAAAAAGAGTAGGCTCGAACTTTTCACGAGTCACCACTCTTCTGTCATTTTCATAACCAACATAGAGAATGCTGGAACCATATCGGGAAACATTTGTGTAGAATTTTGTCATATTTGTATATTACTACTTTCATAATCAAATGTCAATATATTTAATAATACCTATAGATTCGTCTATGCGAGATTTTGCCATTTCATAGTATTTCTCATCCCGTTCAATACCTATGAAATTTCTGTTTGTATTTACACATGCAACACCTGTAGTGCCACTACCCATTGTTGGGTCCAAAACTGTGTCCCCCTCATTGGTATATGTCTTTATTAAATACTCCATTAGAGCCACAGGTTTTTGTGTTGGGTGATATCCTTTTTCCTGTTTGAATTTCTGCACCGTTTTTGGATATCGTGATCCATCTGGATTATCACGGTGTTTTGATTTTGCACTACCGTACACTTCACCAATTTTAGATTCATCAGATGAAAATCCAGTATATGGTGTTGAGTACCACATTTGAGGATTATACACTGGTTTCTTTTTATAGAACACAAGTATGTTCTCATGTGATTTGAGTGGCATCACTTTAGCGTTCATGGGATTTGTTCCTTGTGGTTTCTCCCATATCCACTCATATCTAAAATCATTAAGATTAGATGAAGCCAAAATTGTTGTAAATGGCTGTTGTGCAGTAAATACCATAGCAGAATTGTCCATTGTTACACGTTCCAATTCTCTCCAAAGAGGTTCTAATGGTATAATACTGTCCCATTTACAAGCAGTCGTACCGTATGGTAAATCAGCCATAACCATATTTACAGAGTTATCCGATAACTCTGTAAGTTTCTCTAGACATTCACCTAATTTTATTTCCATTCAACAATATCCCTTGTGTACTCAGATTTCATCCATTTTATTACATTTGCGCCAGCACACATGAAATCGTCATTATTTCCGTTCTTACCACCCTGTTGAGATTTGAAGAAAGTCGTTTCATCCAAACAATTTATAAAGTCCTGTTTCGTACACCATACAAGGTTAGGGACTGCAACACCATTCACTAAATCCATTCCACATAAAATAAGTCGTTCCCAGCACTTTTCTACTGCGACATGATTAATTGTCCAATTCACTTCACCACGTTTGTTTCTTTTAATCGTAGGAACATCTGCCTTGTTATCACTGTGAGCAGCACTGAATTTAATTTCAGTGTTTATATCATCAATAATACGATCATACGGGCCATTATTGCCACAATCAGCAGGCAGAACTTTACTATTAAGTTCATTATTCATATAATTAGAAACATAAAACTCACCAACCTTACCTTTCTGGACGTTGTTAAGATCCTTGTAACCCTGAAGATCAGTGCCATGCCAAGGATCATTATCCCCTTTCATGCTCTTGATATATTCTTGAACTTCGTTACTCATAACAAACTCTCTTTCACTGTCTGTTTTCTCATCATATATAGAGTATATAACGTTTTAATAATAATGTCAACCCATAAAATGCATTATTTTTAAAAAAAGAGGGAGCCGAAGCTCCCTCTCTCGTTCATTCTTCAGTCAGAAGTTCTGGTTCTGACTTTACTTCAAGCAGTTTATCTCCGGTCGTAACCTCAATTTTCTTAGGCTTTTTACTATCGGGGATAATGTTTTTAAGGCTGATCGTGAGCATACCGTGTTCGAGGTGTGCTCCTTGGATTTCAATTGTGTCAGCAAGTGTGAATTGCCGAGTGAAGGATCGATTAGCAATCCCTCGATGAAGAAGATTAACTTCATCTTTTTCTTCCACCTTTCCAGTGACTGAGAGTTTTGCATCCTCAAGCGTCACGTCAAGATCCTTTTCAGTGAATCCAGCCACTGCCATCTCAATAGAGTAGTGGTCTTCATCCTGTTTGAGAATATTATATGGTGGGTACTTTGATACTGGTGTTTCCGCTGCTCTGTGAAGATCATCAATATGTCTCCAAAGACGGTCAGCACCAACAAAGAATGGGTCAAATTTACGAATTGAATCATATGTAGTCATAGCTACCTCCTTAATAAGCGAGATTTATGTTACGAGGACCCATTAGGCATCCTCACTATTATTTATACATTATCGTCAATCATATACATACTTTTTAGTTTTTTCCAAGTTTCTTTCCAGTCTTTCACTTGAAACACTTCACCTCTTCTTTCATCGATAATTCTTTTTGCAAGAGTGTAATCGTTACCACCCTCTTCAGTCTTATCACCAAAGAAAGTGATCTGGTCTTTGTTTTTAAAATTATCTAATATCTGTGATTTGTCTTTGCCTTTTGGAAATATATCGATACTAATTTCTCCACCAACATCTGCTTGGAGTTCGTCAGTCCAACGCCAGTTGATTGCCGTAGCAATTTGTGACCGTTCGTTGTGCTTCTTATCCCATTCATAATATAAGTCTCGTTGTTCTTGAGTCGCATCTCTACCAACAACTGAGAAGTTTACCATACCAGGTCTGCGCTCAATATGATTGCCACACTTTTCTGTATAATGTGTATGCTCCAAACAAATCTCAAGATAATCAATTAACGTATCTGGAGCAGTCCAACCAGTAGTGGATTGAAGTTTTCCATTCTTGTAAATTTCATTACCAGAACAATTGAACGAGTATTGTGTAGCAGCAAATACATCGGAACCAACTTGTTCTATGGTCTTTGCGTTGTCACTACCTGTAACAAAACACACTTTGAATTTCTTTTGAAAATTTAAAAAGTATTGTTTGAATTCTGAATTCATTGTGCCACGGCTTGGTGTCAATGTTCCATCTACGTCAAAAAGAATAA